ACAAAGGCAGACTCACCAGGTCCAGCGATGTCCACCAGGCCATTAGCATCGACATTGACTGCGATGCCCAGAGGCTCGGTGGTCTCGTCCTCACAGATCACGCAGGATCCCTCAGTGAGGCCATCAGCTACGACGTGACCGATGATGCTGTCACTGCCACTATAGGTACGCATCAGCCGACCCATTAGTTACCTCCTTTGAGAGCTGCCTTGTATGCAGCACGGAAAGTGAGCTTGGGATCCTGGGCCATCGCTGCATGTGCAGCAGCCACCGGGTCCTGGGGCTGAGCCTTCGGGGCTTCAGCTCCGGAGCTGACCCTGGACACGATGCTCATGGCTGCAGGCCGTCCGTAGCGCTTATCAAAAGCAGCACGGTCGGTGTCATAGACAATCTTGGCAATCGGTGCATCTGCAGGCATGATCCTGCCCTCAGCTACCAGACGAGCCACGTGCTCATCACGCTGGGTCCGCTGGATGGTGCTCAGGGCACGGGCCATAGCTGCCATCTGCTTGTCAGCCGCCTTGCGGTCACACTTGGCTGCAGGCTCCTCTGCCATCTCCTCTTTGTCCTCTGCCTCATCTGCCTTGTCATCAGCCTCATCTCTCTTGAGATTGTCGATGATGGCAGTGAGCTCCTCAATACGACGCTCTGCATCAGCCAGCCGCGCCTCGTGCTCACGGACCGCATCCTCAAGCGTCTTTTCTCCCTGGGTCTCAACCTCAGGCAACTGATCAGGCTCCATATGGCCTCCTGTATCTGTGATGCGGTCGATGAGACCGCGTGCCAACGCCTCCAATGGCGTCATCATCTTGCCCTCTCCCACACGTTGGGAGATGGCCACTAAGTCTGTCTCAGGCCAGCCACGACGGCTGGCAATGTGCCTCAAGAACCTGGCACACGAGGCATCAATGACCTCCTGCCATTGTCCATCAGCAGCATTTTTGCGCGGGCTCAGAGTGGCTACCACGTCCAGCTCTGACACCGGCTCCATCGCTCCTGGGAGCATCGTCCCCACCGACCCAATCATGGCAGACGGATCTGCCACGATCTCATCACAGCTGGATGCTATCCAGTAGGCTGCAGATGCAGCTGCACCGGTGACGTGTGCTGTGGTCTTGCCCGAGTGCTTGACGATGGTCTCACAGAGAGCCTCGAGTCCTGCAATGTCCCCACCAGGAGAGTCGATGTCCAGGGTGAGCTCTGCCTCCGGAGGCTGAGCCTCCACCCATCTCTGGATCAGAGAGTAGGCACCCGACGCCAGATCATCCACTGGGTCTCGATGCAGGTACCCTCTGATGGCAAGCGTGCCCGGATGCAGCTCTGTGGCTGCCTGAGCATAGGGCACGTCATTGGTCACGATCATGCTGGACTCCCTTCGGAGGGTCTGCCCCCCTGACTATCTCTGGGGGCAATGCTGATACCCTGCCCCTCAGCAGTCTCCAGTCTGTCTGTCCTGTCTGGAGTAGTCAGAGGATTGATACCAATCTCCCTCCTGATTCTCTGCTCCACATCGTCTGTAGGTGTGAGCAAGTTGGCTGTCACAAGCTGTGGCATGACACCGATGAGGTCGCGGAAGGCATCCACACTCACCCCTTTATGCTTGAGCTGTGGCATCAGGTGACGAGGGATCTCCCCCTCACCAAATACTGTCTGCTGCAGCAGTCGGGTGATTGTCCCTGCACCTGGACGGTTGGGTCCATTCCAGGCAGCAGCGATGGCATCAAGGTAGTTGCCGATGCTTGCCTTGTATGCGTTCCACTGGATTTCGCCTACAGACCTGCTGCCCACCTCACCAAGACCCAGCTCCATCCATGTTGTCAAAAATGCAGAGCTGATCTCCTGGTCACATGTCTGGATGGCACTGATCATCCTCTGCGGGTCAAACGTCCCACCATACAGGCTGAGGTTGATGCCTGCAGGAGTTTGCACAAAGCCAGACTCACCAGATATGTAGGCATCAGCCCACTTGCCCACGTTGTCAGCAAAGGTCTTGATCTCAGTGTCTGTGTAGAGGCTCCGGAGCAGATCCCTGTCAAACGTGATCTGAGGTGTGGGTATGGCCCACCGACGAGCACCTGCATCCAGACTGGAGATGAGGGAGTTTTTTAGAGTCCACCACTGATAGCAGGGGCGAAGGATCCCAACACCCAGAGTAGCATCACCGTGTGCCCTGTAGGAGTAGATCTGCAGCTTGGTGGAGGGCAGGGTGACCAGGCCAGCTCCGGAGTATGGATGCTGCTCCACTCCCACCAGCACACCAGTCGATGGATCCCTGATCTCTATCCCGATTGTCCGCTGATCTATATCCCCGAGTCCCCAGAGCCAGGGACGACCCTCCCCATCTGTGTACCAGAGCTCCTCTACCACGTACCTGCCATAGAGGGCGAAGTCCACAATCTTGGCCACCTCTGCCTCAAAGCTCCCCGATGCCAGATGACAGATGTGCCCATCCAACCCCAGTGCATCACGCACCAGGTCTGCAATCCTCTCTGCCTCGGGTGTGTCCTCAGCAGCCTCTATCGTCCAGGATGCAGATAGGATGGAGTGCCTCAGTGCAGAGGCATAGCCAGAGATCTTGGGGTCTGTGGACAGCATCGTCATAGCTGTCCTCATCCACTCCTCTGGAGTCCTCCATTGACCATCGATCCACCTGGCTCTGTCTGGGTACAGGTCAGGCTTGGCTACCCTGTCAGGAGCCACGATGACCGGAGCACGCTTGCGGGCAAAGAGTCGTTGGTACCACTTCATGTTGGTGATCTTATGACAAAATGTCACAGGTTGCCAAGTTCTTTGACATTTTGTCAAAGCATTGAGCAAAAAAAAGGCCCTGCACCATGCAGGGCCTCTACCCGAGCCACTCACCCCTTGAGATGAGCATGGCCCTTATCCCTCAATCAGCTGTCAGAGTCAAGATGGCAACAAAAAAATGGGTTGGCACTCGCAATACCAACCCATCCTGCTGCTCAGAGTTACCAGCAGAGAGCAGCTGCCTGCACTGTCAGCCCCCAGCAGGCATGGGGAGAAAGAGGCGTTATGCCCAACGCCATCTGCACCATACCTGCCACGTGCCATTAGGTCAATGGTACCATACAGGCACCTTGCGGGGCACAGCCCCTTTGTTGGATGCCCGGCTGGGCATCAGCCGCCCACCATACCTGATCCTCCCATCTGTGGGCAGGTTGGTCCGTCTCATCACAGCACCATTGCCAAGCCCCTCAACATCCGGTGACGTGACCCGAGCCGCCTGGTCTGCATAGGCTGCTCCGGTGATCTCCCTGCTCCAGATGCTGACCATCATGGCCATAGCATCGATCATGTCGTCATGCTCCCCCTGCGGGAACATGGCAGCCTCATCAATGAGCGGCTCTGCCATCGGTCCCTCAGGCAGGACGATGTGCCCCGACTCCACCAGTGGTGAGCAGATACTGATCCTGCTCTCCTTGGGTGCCCGGCTTGTCCACCTCCGGATCCCTCTCCCCGAAGGCTGCAGCGCTTTGGCCAGCATGTCAGCTACCGCATATCCCTCACCCCTCTCCTCCACTGCCACGAGCCTGCACTGAGGCCAGAGATCCAGGGCATGCAGCACCAACTCTATCTTGCGCCCAATATCCCAGTGACCAAACTCCAGGTGCATCAAGTAGGCCACTCCTCCCCGAGCCAATGCCCAGATCTGGATCACCGAGTTGTCAGCTCCCTGCCTCATGCTGCTGGCTGTGTCGATGCAGCACACCCACTGCACCACATCCTTCGGAGGCTCACTCCATCGCTGCCACCACGACCTCCGGAAGGTCTCCCCCACACCAAGTGCCATGGGTCGCTGCTGATACTGAGCTCTGTACCCCGACTCCCCCAGAGTCTTGCGCGCTACCCTGATCTCCTCCCTGGTGTACTTGGCAGGCCAGAGTAGCTGCCCCTCCTTGGTCCGTGGGTCTGTCCATCCCAAAGCCGTCGGACCACACACGTGCTTGGGGTCATACTGCATGGGGATCTCTATCAGTGCATCAGGCTCTATCAGCTCCCTCAGGTGACCGATCAAGTCATGAGGAGCCAACCTCTGCTGGATGACCACCAGAGCAGAGTCCAGCCGCTTCCGGCTGCTAAAAGCTGAGTCATACCAGAAGTTGATCATGGCCAGCTCCTCAGCAGAGATCCTCTGAGCATCATTGGGGTCATCGATGACCCGGGTGTCAAAATGGTCACCTGTGATGGCACTCCCCGTGCTGATCCCTCTGTAGACCCCGTTTTTGTTGTTGCGGACTGTGAGTATGTTTTTGGCTCTGAGCACCCCGGAAAACGGAGGATCAAAGCGTCTGTAGAGCCCACACTGGACGATGCCTCTCCTGTAGACAGCCTCCTTTTTGGCGTTGTCTAAGGCGTTAGTGGCAAAGACCCAGCGCCTCTCAGGATGCTGCAACCACTCCCATGTGGGCCACATCTGACCCACGAGTGTCGACTTGCATGCACCCGGAGGGACTGAGATCAGCACCGTGTGCAGCTCCCTCCGGGTCACTGCCTCCAGGTGCTCACAGATGCAGTCCAAGTGCCAGTTCCAAAGCATCTTGGTCCCAGGGTTGACCTGGGACCAGAAGAGTCTGGAGTAGTCAGCCAGACTCTCCCTGGCATACCTGACTGCCAGCTCCAGCACCTCGGGCCTGACATCAGTGTGAGAGCAGCCGCCCATCCTCATCCTCCTCCATCCCCGTCTCACTGAGTGGCATCACCTCGTCAGCTACCTCGGTTTCCTCCCCCACGCCAAGCTGCCTGCGGACCATGTCCTTGAGGGCATCGGTGTCCAGCCCCTCAACACTGCTGCTCTGCACCACCAACCCTGAGTCCTTGATGACAAAGACACTGGGGTTGATTGCCACCAGCTGTCTGGCTGCTCCCTGCCAGCCTGTCCCACCTGCCATCACCCGAAAGCAGAGGTTGCCCATGGCCCAAGCCTCTGCCATCTTGAGTGCTGCCCACCACTCCTCCCAATCCTTGCTCTCCTTGCCCTTACTCCTCCAGACCTCAGGCTCTCCTGCACCAAAGCCAGCACGCTGGGCAGCTACTGGCAGAGGGATGCCAGTAGCCACACACAGGAAGATCAGAGCACTCTGCTCTGCCAGCATCCCCTCCGGTGGATACCACATCCCCAGACGACGCCACCTCACTGCAGGGTCACCCTGACTGATCTCCAGCGCGTCCCTCATCGCTCCCTGCCCTCCAGGCTCCCACTCCGGATCACTCACCTGACCTGGGTCGGGGACTGGGTCAGGCTTGGGAGACCATGCTGGATTGCCAACCGACGTTGGCCATGTGCCATCCTTGACCCGAGGCACCGGAGCCTTCGGGGGAGGAGCCGGTGTTGGCTCGAGTGTGGGCTCTGGTGTTGACTCATCCAGTCCAGTCGGGATGAGGCTGGGGCCCTTGTCCAGCCTCAGCATCCTGGCCATCTTGAGTATGCCTGATGGGGTCAGAGCATCAGGCCCCTGGTCTGCCTTGCACCACTTGTTGATGGTGGACAGAGCTATGCCCATCTCCCTGCTGACCTGTCTCTGGCTGTCCCCTGCCAAGACCCGAGCCCTGGCCAGAGCCTCTGTCTGCATCGGGTATACCCTTGCGGCTACCATGACTTACCCTCCATTTTTTGCACATCAAGTCAACGAGTGGACACCCCATACCGGGCAGTGTACACCAACATGGCCCGGGGGTGGACCCAAAATCGGAGACGGCAAAAGAC